TAAAGAAACAAAAACTGCTACAACTAAAGTAGCACCTGTAGAATCAACAGATAGTGGTGGAGATGACGGTGGTATGGAAGGTGATTTAGGGGGTGCTAGAACAAATATAGGTGGTGTAGAATATGCTATTCAGTATAACTTTGATGGAACAGTAGGCTTACAAAGTATAGACAATTACAAAGCTACAGGCAATAGAAATTTTCAAATAGCAACACCTGCTGTAGCTAGTGCTATTAAAACACAAACACTAGGACAACTTAGCCAATTAGGTAAAGGTTTAGGTCTAAAAGGCACAGCAGTTGCTGAATTTGCTAAAAAAATGGGCATAGCTACACCAAGATATGATAAAGTAGGTAATTTAATAGATAAAGGTATTGTAGCAACTAATGCACTAAAAGCTATCAAAAAAGGAGATGAGAAAGCTATTTTTGGTAGAGACATAGGTATGTTAGACCAAAAGAAAGGTTTAGATTCTATAAGCAGACGAGATATGGAAAGATTACAAGAAGATATGGAAAAAGGTGGAACTGAAAGGTTTAGTAAAGAACAGGCTAGTGCATTAGCTGCAAAAGCTGAAAAGGATAGGAGAGCACAGGAAGTAAAAGAGAAGGCAGAAAGAAAAGCATATTTAGCTGAACTAGAAGCTCAAAAAACTGCTAAAGAAAAAGCAGAACAAGCTAAAAACATAAAAGATGCAGAAATAGCAGCAAATAAAAGGTATCAAGAAATGTTGCAAAGACAGCAAGATGATGGTGGTTCTGATGATGGAAGTCAAGACGTTTCAGACCAAGCATCCGTTGCTGACCAACAAGATGGTATGTTTACTGCTGTAGGTGGCTTGATACCTAAAAAGAAAAAACCCAAACCAAAGAAGATGAAGCGAGGTGGATTAGCTTCTAAAAAGTAATTCACAATAATAGGCTACTTATCCCCCAACAATAAATGGCTACGATAACCCCAAAAGGAGAAGACGAATGGCTGAAGAAGCTACAAAAGTAATGGTGGAAGAAACAACACCTAAAAAAACAATGTTTATGAATAGACCTTATTCTCAGGAAGAGAGAATAAAAAAAGATGAAGAAGAGCTAGAACAACTACTCAAAGAACAAAAGGGTGAAGTTGAAACTAAAACTGAAGAAGTAGAAGAGAAAAAGGAAGAAGAACCCACTTCTGCTGAAGAAAAAACTTTTAAAAAGAGATATGGTGATTTACGTAGGCATACTCAAGAAAAAGAAAAGCAGTTTCAAAAACAGCTAGATGATATGAAAGACCAACTAGCTAAAGCAACTAAAAAAGAAATGAAGTTGCCTAAGTCTGATGAAGATATAGAAGCATGGGCAACAGAGTATCCTGATGTAGCTAAGATTGTTGAAACTATTGCTATGAAGAAGGCAAGAGAACAATCAGCAGAATTAGAGACACGGATACAAAAGATAGATGAAATGTCTGTTGAAGCTAAGAAAGAAAAGGCTGAAGCAGAATTAATGAAAATTCATCCTGACTTTAATGACATCAGAGATAGTGACGAGTTTCACGATTGGGCAGACGAACAGCCTAAATGGGTACAGGATGCATTATATGAGAACGATAATGATGCGAAATCGGCAGCGAGAGCTATTGACCTCTACAAAGCCGATAAAGGAATCGGTAAGGAAACTAAGACAAAGAATGATAAAAGTGCTGCTATGGAAGTTAGCACAAAGTCTACAAAAACTAAAGTTGATGCTACTGAATCTGGTAAAAAGATACTTGAATCTAGTGTTCAAAAAATGTCGGCTAAAGAATACGAAAAACAAGCTGATGTAATAATGGAAGCTATAAGGTCTGGAAATTTTATTTACGACATATCTGGTTCGGCTAGATAGGAGTAGAAAATGGCACAGAAAGCAAAGTTCTACGTTCCTAAGAAAGACGAAGAATACCTAGCACCATTTGGTCCTGTAATGGGATATAAAAAATTAAGTGATTCATTTGTTAAAAAGATGAATACTTTAATGAAGATGGAACTAGAGGATTGGTCAGGTAGTCTTGTAGGTAAAGTTAAAGCAGAGTTAAGATTCAGTAAAGAGATAGAGTCTCAATGGCTAAAAGAAGTGTCACAGTTTATAGGCAGATTTAGTGCTTATGCAGAACATAGAAACTCTTTTGGTGTTAACTCGCTAGACACAGAGAAGTATAACTATGGTATACAGATAGCATCAGGTTGGTTTGTACGTCAGTTTGAGAATGAATACAATCCCCTGCATATACACACAGGTGCTCGTTTATCCTGTGTAGGTTATCTAGCATTACCTGATGGTATAGAAAAAGAATGGGAAGAAGACTATAAAGACCATCATCCTGCTAATGGGCATATACAGTTTGCTCATGGAACTCCATCAGGATATAGTAATACAAACTTCATGGTCAAACCACAGGTAGGAGACTTTTATGTGTTCCCTGCTGAATTGTTTCACTGCGTATATCCATTTAAGACAAAAGGAGAACGTAGGTCTTTTAGTGTAAATTTCAGTTTTATTGAAGTACCTAAAGATAAAAAGTAAAATATTGTTGACAAACAAGAATTTATGTATATAACTATACATAACTATAAATGTATCATAACCCCATATTTGGATACTTATATTACATTTAAACAGGGTCAAGAGACTTCATAAGGCTCGTTTTATACGCAGAAGTTCACGACCCTACCTCACTTTAAAGATTACCCAATTATGTGAGCCTACACAGGATTAGCTATCCCACGTACAACCTCAATGCATGAATGGTCCTTATAAAGTAAAATGACTAAAAGAGCACAGTAAAATGTGCATTATAAATGTTTAAGGAGATTAAAATGGCATTTACAGCAGCAGCTGGTTATGGCAACCTCCCTAACGGTAATTTTAGTCCTATTATTTACAGCAAACAGGTACAACTTGCGTTTCGCAAGGGTTCTGTAGTTGATGCAATCACTAATAATGATTATTTTGGTGAAATTGCAAATATGGGCGATTCCGTTAAGGTTATCAAAGAACCAGAAATCACTGTCAAGGCTTACTCAAGAGGAACTACTATAACTCCTCAAGACCTTGATGACGAAGAGTTTTCACTTACTATTGACAAAGCTAACTACTTTGCCTTTAAAGTGGATGATATAGAGGAAGCTCACTCTCATGTGAACTTTCAAGACCTTGCTTCTAATAGAGCAGCGTATAGACTTGCCGACCAATTTGACCAAGATGTACTTGGTTACTTATCAGGTTGGAAGCAGACATCAATACATGGTACACCAGACACTGCAAATAGTACAGTGAATGGAGCTAAAGCAGTATCTACTGCCGGTTCAGACGAGTTATTGTCATCTATGAAATTAGATGCAAGTGACTTTACTGACGGTTCAGGAACTGCTGGTAGTGCAAGTAATAGTATTATTGTCGCACCTAGAACAGGTGGAGCAACTGATGCTACTCCTGCCGCAGGAAGTACTTATCCGTTGACTATAATTGCTAGAATGGCAAGAAAGCTAGACCAACAGAATGTAGATACTAATGGTCGTTGGCTTGTGCTTGACCCTGTATTTATTGAATTACTAAAGGATGAAGATTCAAGATTATTCCAAGCAGATTGGAATGGAAGTGGACTTCAAAATGGATTAGTTCTAAATAACTTACATGGGTTTAAAGTGTATCAATCCAATAACTTACCTGCTAAAGGTACAGGACCTGCAACTGCAGCTGCTTCAAATACATCTAACTATGGTGTTATTGTAGCAGGTCATAGCTCGTCAGTAGCTACTGCTGAACAAATCAACAAGACAGAGACTTATAGAGACCCTGATTCTTTTGCTGATATTGTTCGTGGTATGCATTTGTATGGCAGAAAGATTCTTCGCCCTGAAGCAATCGCTACTGCAATATATAATATAGCTTAGAAGGAGATTTAATTATGGCTTTAGGTGATAATACTACTTCTCCTGCACGAGGAGTAGGAGCTAGAGGAAGACACCCTTATATGATTCAGCATGAACTTAATTTTGCGACTGCTGCTTCAGATAAAGGTACTGCCCTTGCTGCTAATGACGTTATTCCGGGTTTAACTATTCCTGCTAACACAGTAATACTTAACGCAGGTCTTGAAGTTACTGAAGCTCATGCTGGTACTTCAACTGACACTGACTTTGACTTTGGTATAACAGGTGGAGACCTAGATAACTTTGTTGATGGATTTGATTTTGATGGTGCATCAGTAGGTGACTACGCAATGAAAGCAGGACAAACTCCTGTTCTTGTTGGTGGAACTTCTGATACTATTGATATTGAGATTCAAGCCATGACAGGTACAACTACTGGTGGAAAAGTCAGAATGTTTGCCGTTGTTATGAATGTTGATGACCAAGGTGACTTGGCTGCCAACGAAGTTGACAGAGATACATTAGCATAGTGTAAAACTTAACTAGGGTGGCAGGGCAACTTGCCACTCTAAACTTATATAGGAATTATTATGGCAGAAACTTACCTAACACTAACAAATAAAGTAATAGCAAGGTTGAATGAGGTTGCATTAACTTCATCAACTTTTTCTAGTGCTAGGGGTATACAAGTTCAATGTCAAAACGCAGTTAATGAATCAATTAGGTTTATTAACCAAAGAGAATTTAATTATCCATTTAATCATGCTACTGCTACAAAAACATTAACAGCAGGTGTGGTTAGATATAGTTTACCAACATCTACTAAAACAGTAGATTACAATACATTTAGATTAGTTAAAGATAGTGATTTAGGTAATAGTGGATATAAATTAGGATTACTTGATTATAATGACTACATAAATAGAGTTATAAATCAAGAAGATGAGATTAGTACAAACAATTTAAATGGTTCTTTAAATGATTCTGCGACAACTATAACAGTAAATAGTACAACAGGATTTGATTCAACAGGAACATTATACATAGGAAATGAACAAGTAACATATACAGGCACTACAAGTACTACATTTACAGGATGTACAAGGGGTGCTAGTAGTACAACTGCTGCTTCTCATAGTGACGATGTTGTAGTAGCACAGTTTGACAAAGGAGGTGTTCCTGAATATGTAGTTAGAACACCTGACAATAACTATTTAATGTATCCATTTCCTAATAAATCTTATGCAATAAAATTTGATTATTATACTTATCCTAGTGATTTATCAGCACATGGTAGCACAACAACTATACCAGATAGATTTGCACCAGTAATTGTAGATGGTGCTACAGCATTTGTTTATCAGTATAGAGGTGAGACACAACAGTATCAACTTAATATGCAAAGATTTGAACAAGGCATTAAGAATATGCAAACATTACTTGTCAACAAGTTTTCATATTTACGTTCAACATTCATACCTAGAACAGGAGTATATAACTCAGGTAGTGTAGATATTAGGGCATTATAATGGCAGATGAATCTCAAGTAACCCCTTCAGCATTTAACTGTGAAGGTGGACTAGTATTAAACAAATCTACTTTTATGATGCAACCGGGAGAAGCCTTAGAATTAAGAAACTTTGAGCCTTCAGTTGAAGGTGGTTATAGAAGAATAAATGGGTACTCAAAATATGTATCAGCAGTTGTTCCATACACTTCATCATCTTCTGAAAAAGTACTTATGGTGG